CTTGGCTACAGTGTTGCGATTCACTGGCATTTTTATTTCGTGCTTCCCTGTGTCGCTCGGAGTCCAAGATCCAACGTTGGCATTGAGCAGGCTACCGGGGACATACACGTATTCGGAAGGTTTAGTCAATAGGCTATAGTTCGCAGTCACGTAGTTAATAGTGTGCATATCGACGTTGTACATGTGTTCGTAACAAGTCAGCTCATCTAAGGCATTGGCGCTTGTTGGCATCATTTTGACGTTTTGGTATTCCTTGTCTCGCCAAGTAATCAAACGTTCATCCCTGCTTCCGTAGGTGAGCTTACCTATAAAGATGCGAGAGAATATGGGGAGGTCTCGGCACCAGGCAAGTTCTGTATATCCACAGGCATAAGCGTGTTGTGCCGGGTCGTCTGAGAACTGTCTTTTGGCGCCCACATAGTAATGCGAGTTTGTAAGCGCTTTCTTGAGGTCTCGTACGATTTTGATTTTACCTCCGCTTATGATGGATCGCTTACTGATAAACTCCATATCCCACCATACACCGAAATTTAACATTTTAGCCGCCTGACCTAAACCATAAGCTCCTTCCGTGCCGGCCTTGGCGTAATAGGTCCAAAAAGTGGTCGTGAACGTAGCAATGTCAGAAGAACAGATCCATAAACACGCGTCATCCCCTGACACAAATAACAAAACTTTGTCCGCCGGAATCCCACTCTTGTGGATCATGAAGAGTGCGTAACATATGACGCGGAGGGTGTTGCCGAGGGTTGTCTTTGTGGGATGTCCTGAGAACGTCGTGCCGTCAATGGTGGCGTAGCCTCTATACTCTCCTCCACCAGTGATGTGCAACTTTGCCTTGTGAATCTTCATGATTGTCAGAATTTCCTCACTGAGGCGTGCTGGCAAACCAACAAGATGCAAATGTGGAGCAACTGCGTTTGTGAAAACGTCGTCCACTGCTCGCATAAGTGCTGTGTGTTGATGTGCGTCGTGCCTCGAGCCGTCCCAAGATACACGAGTCCAAGAATCCGCAGCCTTTGGTCCGAAAAAGTCGTTCAGCGTGTAAGCGAGCTTATCGCTATTAGCTGCGTGTATGAACTCGGGAAAGGCCTTTTTCGCAGCCCATAAGAATATCTGTTGGGCATAAGCCAACAACATCATTCTTTTCTCCGGATCCCATATCAGTCTCGGATCTCCATCGACGTTATCGGGCGAGTCTGCCATTATGATTTCGCCGCCTTTGAGCATTGCACTAAAATTGGGCATACCTACATGATCGACATAGCCCAGTGCTTTGCAACGATGTAGATAATTGGCATATTTTGACTTCTTCGCCTCTGGCCAAGACTCTTTGCTCTGAACCCAATCCCAAATGGATAGAGGCTTAAACTGGCTGAAGTCGACTCTTTCCATTCGCTTCTTTATCAATGTGCTACTAAACTCCTCGAACTCCCGGAGTACAGACTCGTCTACGGTAAGCTGACTTTTCAGATGTCGATTAAAGATGGCTCGCAGCAAATTATTGTAGCTTTTGCTGTCGTACATGCAAGCATCTAGCTCAACTTTATCTCCATGGGAGTTAGTGGTGACGATCGTAGGTCCACTCTGGGGAATGTCGACGCGCACGTGAAGCTCAACTTTGTCTGTCGGATTGAGATAGTTGAGCACTTCTTCGTGGTTG